TGCCATAGTGGCGAGTGATATTTTTCATTATGCAGTCTCCAATTTGGTTGAAAGTATTTCTAGCAGATCACGTTTGGTGTAGGCGCTGGCAAGGCGTGTAGAACGCTCGACAGGCTCACCGTTCAAAAGGTGAGCAATGAATTTTTTGCTGGTATCGAGCGCCCACCATTCATAGCCAAGCTGGCGTATTTCGATATGCTCATAACCTTTGACCACCCATTCGGCAGAGGCTGTACCCATGCCATTCCCCAGCCATTCGGTTGATTTTAACTTGGTAAGTTTAAGCATTAAGCAGTCTCCCTTGTTGCTTTGATGTAAGTCAAAACATCATTATCTCTTTTGCCATTTCGTATTGCTCTGATGTCAGAGCTGATAAACTCCATCACAAGGTCATGAACTTTGTGGCAGAGTTCAGCATCTTCTGGGTTCCAATTATTGAGGCCAAACATTGCATGGGCTAATTCGCCAGCCATCTTGTGAGCCAAAGCATATGGCTTGTCGTTAGTCTCAAGATTGTCACGGCGAACCTTGAAGGCCAGCTTCATTGCCTTGTAAACCTGAGCTGCAAGGTCAAGATGAATAGGTGCAGTGATTGTGATTTTTGGTGCAGTCATAAGCAAACTCCTGTTTCGCGTGTCTCTTCAAAGCATGGGTACGATCCCATGCGACAGGTTTAAGCCCCAAGCAGGATTGCTCCAATTCAAGGGGGTGAGTGTGCGGCCTCTTGCCTGCCTTACCGCCTAAGCGCTGAGAGCCATCTCAGAAGCAGGGACGTTTTGCCGTCCTCCAGACTGGCGGCTGAACCGCCTAGTCAGGTCAGGGTTTGGGGGGCTGGGAGCCGCTTGCCTCGCCCTGACAATTATTTAAATAAGGCCTGATGCCCCAAAGGTCAAGCACTAAAACCCAAATAAATCCATATTGAACCAAATAATTTCAGATATGGTCTGTAACGTAGGGTGGAAGCTAAAAACGCCGCTGGCATGTTTTAGGTGGGAAAGTACCATAAAACCCCTAAAGCCCGTCCTTAGCCATCCTAGAGCGATTGAGGGCATATTGGTGTTTTGGGGTAGGTAGAAAGTTACATGTAACTTTACTGCTGGGGGTTTTATCATCTAGGCTGGCGTCTAGGCAAAACCGCGAAGCACCCGCAGGGGCAAACTGGTAGGGGTAAGAGTAATGGGTAAAGATAAGGGCAAGGGTAATCATCTCAGGGTGGTAGGCAAAGAAGACAGACTAACGGCCAAGCAAGAGGCATTCGCAAAGCAGGTGGCAGGGGGTGCCATTCTGAGTGAGGCTTACAGGGAATGCTATTCGGCAGAGGGTATGAGAGATAGCACTATCTGGAGTGAGGCTTGCAAGCTGGCACAGAACCCCAAGGTCTCCACAAGGGTTAAGGCGTTACAGGCAGAGAATGAGGCCAGTCAGCGGACGAGAGACCAGCGGCTTCGCGAGCATGTTTTGAAACGGCTGATGGAAGAGGCCGACAGGGCAGAGACCGATGGGGCAAGGGTCAGAAGTCTTGAGCTGTTAGGCAAAACGGTTTCTATGTTCGCCGATAGGATAGAACAGACTGACACGACAGAGCGGAGTGCGTCCGATATCGAAGCGGATTTGCGACGCCGGTTGGATCGATTGCTTGGATCGTGATGCCCCCTGTTGCCTAGTCACGACACCTTGAGACCCCACCTACCCCCATCCACCCCTGACTTGCCTACGCCTAGTCACGCACACTACATGAACATCCACTCAAACAATCCCATAACATCTTCATAGGATGCCCCTAGAGTGCCTTTAGCGTGATTAATAGTGGTATACCCCCCTTTTTTTCTTTGAGGGGCGTCAGTGAGGCTTAAACAGCGATTAAACGCTATGTAAGTGGCCTAGGAATCCTAGGTGGGCAAAAAAATTTCAAAAAATATTTCAAAAGTTCCATGTAACTTCTCAGAAGGCTGATAGAAATAATACTGTTAGTGATAATACACACACCACTATAACAGCAGATATCATTATTATCATTTCATCATCTAGCAAGAGTTCTTTCCTGCACATTCTTTTGGCAGGCAGTGCATGGCAAACATGAAGTAGCTGTTATCGTATGAAGCTCTCCATCTTTCGTCTTCGATCATCCAGTAGCACTGTTTTTCGGACATGGATTGTTGTAGAGCTAACTGTCCTATGTAGTGATTAGTGCTTCCGTCATTTCCCCACATGGTTATGACTAGTATAAATTCTTTCATACGTACCAGTAGATGAGAACGAAGGCTGTGCAGAACATTAGTCTATTCATCATCGTCATCATCTATGTCCTCTGCATACAGGTTGTTGAATATCTGTGTGGTATCCAGAGTATAGTCTAAATCTGATTTTGAATAGTGTATATACTGCGATGGCAGGAAGTCTGGTGCGCCTGAACCTGTTTCAAACCATGCTGGATGTGTGACTCTCACGCGGTTGTTGGGCAACGCTATGATATTCCCGGTCCACTTGCCTGCGTCTAATAACTCCATGACATGGCTTTGTTTGTGCTGTGCAGGATCATCTGCAATCTCGCTGTCTGTGTAATCTACCGTGAAGAGATACTTTGCCGGATAGAACTCACTATCCACCTTTGCTAACCACGGACAGGGTGTTGCTCTGTTTAGTACATAGACTGAGTGAGTGTGTGACATACAGTCCCAAGGCTGGGCGTAGTGTACAGGCATTGGCTCAGGCCATTCTTCAAAGAGTGTGTCGCCGACTAACGCGGTTATTGGCATTCTTGCCCACATGGCACCGCCGTGAACATTCGTCTCGTCTTCGTCATCTGTTTCACAACCTGTGAAAATAACCTGAAAACTCAGGCATCGATTAGGCATGGTTGTCACAGCAATACACATGGCATGTAAAAACTCACCATGATACTTCATGTGATTACACGTATATTCACGCCTAACCCAACATTTAAAATGATTGATGTTGCTCTGTAAAAAAGGCATTCTTTTCTCCCAAGAATCCATATTATAATATATTATAATATACTAGTCATATAGATTATAATATAATTATATTATAATATAAGGGCTTACAGATCAATAAAAGGGATGAACATGATTAAGAAAATTTTAAAATTATTCTTTCCTAACTGCATGAAAGATGATGAACCGAAAAGAGCCAGAGATAAATCTGGGAAACTAAAAGCAGATGACAAAAAAACCCCCAACGTGAACGAGGCTTGGGTGGGTGGAAAGGCTCCTCCTAAGAAACGTGGAAGGCCAAGAAAAGTAAAAAAATAATTTGTTGAGAAGACTCAACGGATATACTATTTGAGGGGATGTTATTCTCCCTTCATCCCCGGAGGGTAGAGCGTGTCCTTTCCGCTCCCCTCCGTCATTTTATGCAGGAGTTAATGGATGAATGATCTGGCTCTGGTAAAAGCAAGGATAAGTTCTTTGCCGTTACAGGACCAAAAAGAGATGCTGGATCTCATCATGGAGCTTGAAGAGGCAAAAGAAAAAGAAGCCTCTCGTTCTGACTTCCTGACCTTTGTTAGAAAAATGTGGCCTGCTTTTATTGGTGGTAGGCACCACAAAGTTATGGCAGATGCTTTTGAGCGTGTGGCAAATGGCGAGCTAAAGAGACTGATAATCAACATGCCGCCAAGACATACCAAGTCAGAGTTCGCATCATTTCTGTTTCCGGCTTGGTTTTTAGGCAGGTATCCAGAAAAAAAGATCATCCAGACTGCACACACGGCAGAACTTGCTGTAGGATTTGGCCGTAAAGTCAGAAACCTGATAAGTCAGGAAGACTTTCAGTCAGTGTTTCCGGGCATAGAGCTGTCTTCGGACTCGAAAGCTGCCGGAAGATGGAACACAAACAAGCGTGGAGACTATTTTGCTATTGGTGTGGGTGGTGCAGTTACTGGTAAAGGCGCTGATGTCCTCATTATCGATGACCCGCACTCGGAGCAGGAGGCGGCACTGGGGGCTTACAACCCAGAAGTCTACGAAAAAGTCTATGAATGGTACACATCAGGGCCAAGACAGAGGCTTCAGCCGGGGGGAGCCATCATAATTGTCATGACAAGATGGTCTACAAGAGACCTGACAGGCAAAATTATCAAATCAGTGACGCAAAAAGAGGGTGTTGATGACTGGGAAGTCATAGAATTACCGGCAATCATGCCATCTGGTGACCCTTTGTGGCCTGAGTTCTGGCCTTTGGACCAGTTAGAGTCCCTGAGAGCCGAACTTCCCGTTGCAAAATGGTCTGCACAGTACCAACAAGACCCAACATCGGAAGAAGGTGCGCTAATTAAGCGTGAATGGTGGAAAGAATGGGAGAAAGACAGCCCACCACCTTGCGAAGCCATCATACAAAGCTGGGATACGGCGTTTTTGAAGACACAAAGGGCAGATTACAGCGCTTGCACCACTTGGGGCGTGTTTTATTGGCCTGATGATGACGGAAAAAGCCAGCCAAACCTGATTTTACTGGACGCATACAAAGAAAAACTGGAGTTTCCTGACCTAAAACGTGCAGCCTACGATAAATACTGGGAATATGAGCCGGATCAGATGATTGTTGAGGCAAAAGCCGCTGGTTCTCCACTAATTTTTGAGCTTCGCGCCATGGGAATACCTGTTACAGAGTTCACACCGTCCCGTGGACAGGATAAGATAGCCCGTGTAAACGCTGTAAGTGATTTATTTGCCAGCGGTGTGATATGGTGTCCTGCAACAAGGTGGGCTGATGAGGTTATCGAAGAGTGTGCGGCCTTTCCGACAGGTGATCATGATGACCTTGTTGACTCCACGACACAGGCTCTTCTTAGATTTAGGCAGGGCGGCTGGATAAGATCAACCATGGATGAATGGGATGATGAACCCAGCTACAGAAGACCAGTTGAATACTACTAATGGTGCAAACGCTTCATAGCTGGTATAGTGAAACAAACATCACTACAAGGGTGACCCAAAATGGCTGTTGAAAAACCTCTAAATCCAATGCCTTCAGGAGAAGAATCCGAAGAGGTGCAGATAGAAGTTGTAAACCCGGAGGCTGTATCTGTAACAACAGAAGACTCAGCCATGCTGATTGATTTTACTGGAGAGGTTGCAGATGAAATCATGGGTCCAGAGCATGATGCCAACCTAGCGGAATATCTTGAAGAAGCGGTGTTGCAGTCACTTGCAGCAGATCTGATTGAAGATTTCAACTCAGACAGGGAGTCAAGAAGAGACTGGGCAAGATCCTATGTAAAAGGACTAGATCTATTAGGCATGAAGATCGAAGAGAGGACACAGCCTTGGCAGGGTGCTTCAGGTGTGTTTCACCCGATACTTACAGAGGCAACCGTAAGATTTCAGGCACAGGCAATGGGAGAGATCTTCCCTGCTTCTGGCCCTGTTCGCACCAAGATCATGGGTAAAAAAGATCAGGACAAACTAAAACAGGCCACAAGAATAGAAGATGAAATGAATTATCTCCTGACAGAGGAGATGACAGAGTATCGTGATGAGACAGAGCAGATGCTTTTCAGACTGCCGCTTGCAGGATCGTCTTTCAAAAAGGTTTATTATGATCCTCTGATGGAAAGACCATGTGCCATGTTTGTGCCAGCAGAGGATTTTGTGGTTTCTTATGGCGCATCAGACCTGATGACCTGTCCTCGCTATACGCATGTGATGAAGAAAACGCCAAATGAGATCAGAGAGCTACAGGTAAACGATTTCTATCTTGATGTAGATTTACCGGAGCCGCAGCCAGATTATTCTGACATACAGGAAAAGTATGATGAGATCGAAGGTGAGACAGCGGTTGTTGAGGATGATGACAGGCACACGTTACTGGAAATGCATGTCGATGTAATCATGCCTGAGCCGTTTGATGACCCGGATGGAATAGCAAGGCCATACATAATAACAATAGACAAATCATCAGAGACCGTATTGTCTATAAGGAGAAACTGGTATGAGGGTGACTCTAAAAAGAAAAAACGTCAGCACTTCGTACATTACAGATATCTTCCGGGCCTTGGCTTCTATGGCACGGGGCTTATACATCTTATTGGTGGCTTGGCTAAAAGTGCTACCAGCATTCTTCGTCAGCTTATCGATGCGGGTACGCTCTCTAATCTTCCTGCTGGTCTCAAAGCTCGCGGTCTTCGTATTAAAGGTGATGATTCGCCTCTCATGCCGGGTGAGTTCAGGGATGTGGATGTTCCGGGTGGTGCAATTAGGGATTCGATTGCATTCCTTCCTTACAAGGAACCCTCCTCAGTGCTATACCAGTTGCTTGGAAACATCGTTGAAGAGGGGAGAAGGATTGGCTCCGTTGCGGATGTACAAGTTGGAAACCTCAACCCGCAAGCCCCAGTAGGTACAACGCTCGCTTTGATGGAGCGAAGCATGAAAGTTATGTCTGGTGTGCAGGCAAGACTACATGCGTCTTTGAAAAACGAATTAAGACTGCTCGCAAAGATCATCAAAGATTATATGCCACCTCAGTATTCGTATGATCTTGATGGTGATTTTAACAGGCAAGATGATTTTGATGGCAGGATTGATGTTATACCTGTGTCTGATCCCAATGCTGCCACTATGGCACAAAGAGTTGTGCAGTATCAGGCAGCATTACAGCTCGCACAGCAGGCACCACAACTATACGACATGGGCAAATTACACAGGCAAATGCTTGAAGTTCTGGGTATCAAGGATGCACAAGATCTTATCAAGCTGCCAGATGATGTGAAATCATCAGATCCTGTAACAGAAAACATGGCGATCTTAAAACAAGAGCCTGTAAAAGCGTTCAAGTATCAGGATCACGAAGCGCATATAGCTGTGCATTTAGCTGCGGCACAAGATCCAAAGCTAAAAGAGATTGTTGGTCAGTCACCTTTCGCTGGTGCGATACAGGCAGCTATAGCCGCTCACGTTACAGAGCATGTGGCGTTCCAGTATAGAAAAGAAATAGAAAAGAATCTTGGTGTTGGTATGCCGGATGAAGATGCACAGTTGCCAGAAGATGTAGAACTAGAGCTAAGTAGGCTGGCGTCACAGGCTGCTGAGAAACTTCTTCGCAAAGATATCGCTGAGATGCAGCAAAAAGAAAATATGAAAAAACAACAAGATCCTCTTACAATCATACAGCAAAAAGAAATTGCTTTGAAAGAGGCAGAGTTTGTGCATAAGAAAGAAATGGATATTGCCAAACTTCAATCAGATATGATGTCTAAGTCTCAAAACATTGAGCTACAGAAAGACCGCCTTGAGTCCGAAGATCAAAGGGCTGGTGCTAAACTTGGTATCCAGTTAGCAACAGAGCTGGACAGAGCAAGGCAAGATGAAATCGCCGAAGGGACAAATATAGGTTTGGAAATAGCAAGGGAGCTGGCAAACAGTAGTGAGAAAGATGGAAAACAATGATACGATATATTCACCCATCAAAGCAAAAGTCAGGGAGTATATGAATGCTCTCGCTGACCATATGGCCTGTGGTGGGTGCAAATCCTTCGAGGAATACAGAGAGGCGGTCGGCAAAGTTGATGCCCTCGCTCAAGTTGAAAGAGACATTCTTGACCTTGAAGAAAGATTCATTAACGACTAGGGGTTCCGAAATTAAAAAGTGTGTAGTATATTGTGAAGAATACTACCTACAGGGATGTCCCTGCAAGGCGCTGTGAGCCTATAAACCGCTGCAAAAGGAAGACAGATGTACTCTGCAACCAAGGAAGTCAACAGAGATGTTGCATTAAAAATCCCAGAACCCTCTGGGTATAAACTCTTAATAAAACCACTTGAAGTCAAAGAGAAAACCGACTCTGGCATTTACATGCCGGATGCGCTGAAAAATGCAGAGCAAACTGCATCAGTGCTTGGTTTTGTCGTAAAGGCTGGGCCTGATGCGTATAAGGATTCTGACAAGTTTCCTAATGGCCCATACTGCAAGGAAGGCGACTTTGTTATCTTTCGTTCTTACTCAGGAACAAGATTTAAGATAGACAAGCAAGAATTTCGTCTTATAAATGATGATACGGTCGAGGCTGTTGTCGATGACCCAAGGGGATATTCAAGAGCATGAACGAAGCACAAGAAAAAGTTACCGATAACTTACAGGAAGAAATTAACTTTGAAGAGGCTGGTGACTCAGCGTTTGAGGTTGAGGTTGTAGAAGATACTGCCCCAGAGGATAAGCCAAGAACCGAAGCCACTGATGAGTCTAATATTCCTGATGATCAGGAAGTTGCAAGCTATAGCAAAGATGTCCAGAAAAGGATTAACAAGCTAAAGTTTGAATATCATGAAGAAAAGAGGCGAAAGGAAGAAGCCTCTAAACTTCAGGAAGAGGCTATCACATACGCTAAAAAAGTAGCTGAAGAAAATGAAAAGCTAAGAAAAGCGTTAGAGGATGGCGAGGGTGTATTGTTAGATCAGGCCCGTGGCCGTGTTGATGCGGAACTAGATAAAGCTAAAAACGCATACAAAGCAGCTTATGAAACTGGAGATCCAGATGCTTTGATAGCGGCACAAGAGAGCCTGACAAAATTACAAAATGAAAAATATAGAGTTGATACATATAAGCCGCAGAAGAGACAGGCTACAACACCTGCGGCACCGCCAGCTCAGGAGCAGACTCCAGAAATAAAGAAGCCAGATCAAAAGGCTTTGGACTGGAACGCCAAAAATGAGTGGTTTGGCAATGATTCTGAAATGACTGGCTACGCCTTTGGCGTCCATGAAAGGCTAGTTAAAGAAGGCTTCCATACATCTAGCGATGAGTATTATCAAAAGATCGATGAAGCCATGAGAAAAACTTTTCCAGACAAGTTTGATGTACAAGAAGTAGAGGAAGAAGCACCTGTGCGTCAAACTGGTTCCGTGGTTGCCCCCCAAAGCCGGAGTGCAAAAAAACCACGCAAGGTGCAACTAACCTCATCAGCGGTCGCGCTCTGC